GGCTTCCTGCTGCTGGTGGTGGTCTTGCTCGTCGCCATGGCGCGGGCTCCTCACTGTTCTCGGCGCGGGCTGGTGTAGAGGTGGACGGGCCGGGCCCGCGCCAACGGTGGCGCCCCGCAAGGCGCCTACGGCCCGTCCACCCGTCTCAGGACCCCGAGTAGTCCGCGGTCTCCGGCACCCTGTCGAAGTGGTACACGGTGTTGCCCGCCTCGTCGGGGTAGGCGGTGATCGTCCACTCGTAGCCGGCGACCTCGTCCTGCTTGTGGTTCACGTCCGACCGCTCGGTGATCTCGCCCGCCGGGACGTAGAACCCGCGCTGGAAGTTGTCCCCGTCGAGGACCACGAACCAGAACGCGCGCCGATCCGGTGCCGGAGACGCGGTCTCCGCGAACGTCGTCAGCCCGGCCGTCGGCTGCAGGTCGGCCACGTCCAGCCTGTACTGCAGGGACTGGACCGTCGTCCGGCCGGTCTCCCACACCGTCAGCCCGAACGTGCGCAGCGACGATGTGATGGTGGTACGGATCGGCGCCGTGAACCCCCACGGGGTGAAGCTCTCGGAGTCCTCGTCGAAGCCCTGCACCAGGCCGTCGTCAGAGATGGCCCCGAGCGGCAGCCACGGGGCGAGCGGCTGGATCGCCGGATCGCCAGGCGAGGTCGTGCCCAGCGGAGCCGTCCAGCCGCCGCCATTGGCGCCGACCTCCAGCAGGTCCGCGGCGCGGGTGATCTGAACCATGATTTCTCCAGACATGCGAAAGCCCGCGCACGGGCGGGAACCGAAAAGGGGCCAGGCGCGGGCCGAACAGCCGGTCAGGAAACCGGATGGCAGAAGATCTCGTAGGTGGCGCCCACCCTGCGGAGCGCGAGGTTCTCGTAGGGGCGCACCGCGGGCAGGGTGATGGCTCCGGTGCGGCCGATGACCATCGTGCTGCTGGACGAGCCGCGCAGTTCGCCGGTCACCCAGGCGTGCACCTCGTTGGCCAAGGCGATCGCCTGCGCGCGGGTCGCCGCGTACACGTCGATGTCGACGAGCATCCGCGCCAGTCGGATCCCGTCGTCGTCGCCGGCCGGGATCTGGTTGATCTGGATCGTCGGCAGCTCTTCGAGGAGCCGGTTGTCGAGCTCATCCCTGACGACTGCCTGCGGGAAGCGGGCCGTCGCCCGGGTGATGAGCTCCAGCTCGATGTCGACGAGGGCGGTCACTGGTTCCGCCCGCCCATCTGTGCGGCCCGCAGCAGAACGTGGTGGGCGGGGACTTTCTCGGTGCCGTACTCCACCCAGCGGGCGTAGTACGCCGTGTTACGGACGTAGCCGACCGCGCGGTCCCGGCGACGACCACCCCTGGCGGTGCTGTCCGTCTCCCACGACTCCTTGTAGTGGCCGGGGTGAGGACTGTGCGGGTCGACCGGGGACAGGCCGATCGCGACACCCTTGATGACTTCGGCGCGGCGCAGCATCTCCGCCTGCATGCCAGGCATCCGCAGCATCTGCCCGATGCCCTTCCGCTTCACCTTGAAGCGTGCTGCCACGAGGTACTCCTCTCGGTCAGCCGGTGACCCGGTCGGCAGCGAACTGCACGGGGCCACGCGTGCCGGTGAACGGTGAGCGGCCCCAGTCGCCGGGCTCGCCCGTGATCTCGCAGACGACGCCACGGATACGGGCCTTGTCCGTCGTCCGCAGCGGCATCCGCGGATGGTCCGGCGGCGCGTACACAGTCCAGCCGACGATGACCGTGTCCCTCTCCTGCTGCTGCGAGCCGCCCACCTGCGGCGACTGTGCGCGAGGCGTCACCACACAGCCGGGAAGGTCGAACGACTCGTCCGGGCCCGGCAGCGGCTGGCCGCGCGGATCCCGTCCCGGCGACGGGCCGGTGCGCAGGATCCGCACCGTCTCACCGAACGGGTACGGGGCAGGCATCAGTACCCCCACCCGGGCTCGAACTCGTCCGCGAAACCGGCGTCGTCGATCGGCCACGTCGGCGACGGGTCCGCCGTCACCGGTGTCGGATCCACCGTGAACGCGCCGCCGCGACCGGCGAGGGACTTGAGTGCCGCCTTGTCGCCCTTCGTGAGGTACAGGCCTCCAGAGCCTTGGGGGCGCTGCACCGACATCGGGCCGATCGTCTCGTAGCTGACTTGCTGCGGATTCACGTAGGCCCGGCCGGCAACCGACAGGACCACCGCTTCCGCCCCCTCAGGGAGCGGTTTGACGATGGTCTGGCACAAGCCGATCGCCGACGTGATCAGCAGGTCGGCGCGGTCTCCCTGGATCTCATCGAGTCCCAGGTACAGGCCGAGCTGCTCGGCAGTCGGAGGGACGAACGGCATGGTCGCCTCCTCAGGCCAGGGACTCCACAGCACTGCGCCAGGCCGCCAGATCGGCGGCCGGGTCGAGCTCGGCACTGCGGGCCTTCGCCCGCTTCGACGCCAGCCGGTACTCGGCAGGCGTGAGCAGCTTCCGCAGCACAGCCTCATAGCCCGGCACGTCGTTCCGGTCGACGAAGATGCCCGCCTCCCCCAGCGACTCGCACAGCCCCGGCGTGGGGTGCGCGACCACGGGGATACCGCTCGCGAGCGCCTCGCAGCCGGCCCGGCCCCACGACTCGTAGGAGGACGGCATCAGCAGCACCCGCGTGCGGGCGTACACCTGCTGCCGCATGTCTGTGCCCTCGACGTGGTCGAGAACCGTCACGTTCGGCAGGTCGGGGAGGATCTGCTCCCCGTAGGCGCCGCGTACCGCAAGGAACTCCTGGTCCGGCATCCGCTCAGCGAGGGCGGCGAAGACTTTGCCGCCCTTGTCCGCGTTGCAGTTGATGAGCGTGACCGCCTTGCCGGGTCTGGTCGCGTACTCGCCGGCGAACACCGGCGGACGCACGACCAGCGACTCGGCGGGGCGGATGGCCTTCGGGTACTCGGCGAAGAAGAGCTCCGCCTCCCGCTCCATCCACTGGCTGTTGTACACCGCTAGTGCGGTGCCGCCAGCGCCCATGTCCCGGAACGTCGGCCGGTGCGTGTTGTGACACACCACCACCAGCGGCTTCCCGTACCCGCGGGCCAGGGACGCCGTCGACGGCACCGTCTCCAGATGCGCCAGCAGCACATCCGCCCGCCGCACAGCAGTCGGGAAGTCCAGCCGCGACGCGAGTGGCACCACACGGATGCCCCGGTACTCGTACTCCTGCGAGGCCTTGCCGTACCGGGACAGCCACACCTGCACGTCGTGCCCGCGCTCCACCAGAGGCCGCAGCATGGAGACGAGCATGTGCTCTGCCCCAGCATTGTGCTCCGGCGGCATCAGATGAACGCGGGCCACGATCGTCAGGGGCTTGGCTGCCCCGCCCGGCGCGGAAGCCGGGACAGCCGTAGCCATCAGGTGCCCGAGGGGGTGCCGGTGAACTTCACGAACGCATCCGGGTCGCCCTGCACGTACCCGTAGTACGCCTCCGCCAGCAGCAGCACCAGGTTGTTCTGGAACGCCGACACGACGTTGTTGTCCTCGTCGACGTAGGTCGCCTCCTTCGAGATCCGCACGGTGATGTCCATGCCCACGCCGAACGCCGCCTGGGAGAAGTCACCGCCGATCGCCCGCAGTCCGGTGTCCGTCGACGCCGACTGCCGGCGCTGCTTACCACTCACCGAGCGGGAGTAGGCGAGCGGCTCCCCGATCAGCGTGCCCGCCGCGGCCATGTCCGTGCCCGGCGTGGCCGTGTCGACCAGGATCGGCCGGCCCGTGGTGTCCGTCGCCAGCAGCAGCTTCGGCTTCAGCCGGTGGTCCGCGATCGTGCCGGTGTAGTCCCAGTCGTCGTCGATGACCAGCTCCATGCCGGTCACCAGGTCGGCCCAGATGCCGCCCTGCGCCTGCGTCTTCGTGCCCAGCGCCACCGCGTTGCTGGTCATCGCCATGTAGTCGGCGAACGGGCCAGCCGCGCCCTTCATGGTCTTGCCGTGGATCGCCGCGTGGTCGAAGGCCCGCGCGAACGCCGTCGGCAGGTCGGTCTGCAGCTGCGTCCACAGGCCGCCCGCGTTGGTCATGACGACCTCCTCGGCGACCGGGATGAGGACGGCGAGCTTCTTCGCCGTCATCTCCTTCACGCCGACACTGCCGGACGACAGCGGCTTCTTCTGCGCCTGCCCGACCCAGTCCGCGGTCGGCACGTCCATCGGGATCGGCACGGAGGTGGTGGCGTCGATCGCCAACGGCGCCCGACGGGCGAGCGCCATCACCGCGGACTGCTCCACCGACTTCTCGAAGATCGGCCCCGCGAGGGTTCGCGGGAGGAGTGAAGCGTTGACGTCGGACAGCTTGATCGGGGCCGTAGCCATGGGTTCCTTCCTTCTCCGCAGCTACTGCTTGAGCTGCGGTGTCAGCCACCCGGCGAACTCGTCGCCCGGGGCGGGGGGCCTGGTCTTGTTGGCGCCGGACGCCTGAGTGCGGTCCGGTGCGGGACGCCGCGGGCCCTCCTGGGGCTGGGATTTCGCCCAGTGCGGCTTGCGCTCCAACAGCGCCTGGAGATCCGCCTCGATGGCGGACTCGTCGATGTCGCCGTCCTCGCTGATGTACGAGTCGAGATCGAGTGCACCGACCGCGTCCTCGGGATCCGTGAACGCCGGCCGGTCGTCGGCCGATGCGCCCGCCATGGCCTGCACGCGAGCCTTCGCCAGCTTCTGGCGGGTCTTCGCGATCTGGTCGTTGGCACGCGCCAGCTGGTCGTTGAGGCGCTCGGACTCCGACTTCTCGGCGTCCTTGATGCGCTGCAGCTCCGCGGCCTTGGGCTCCAGCTCCTTGAGACGCTTGCGGAGGTTCGCGGCCTCCGAGTTCGCCTTCCGGATCTTCGCCTCGGCCTGCTTCCGGTCGAACGGCTTCTCCTCGCCGCCGGACTCCGCCTCCTGGGCGTCGTCCCGCTGCTCGGTGCCGTCCTGGCCCTCGGTGGCCGTCTCGTCGACGGTCTCCTCGGTACCGGACTCCTGCTGCTCGGTCGTCTCGTTCTCTTCGGGCATGACGAATCGGCCCTCCAGGGGCTGTCGAAAAGGGAAAGGCCGCCACCAGGGCGACCGTTGTTAGAAAGCTCCGGGGAGCGGGTTCGGATCGTGCTCGGCCAGCGCCCG